CTTGAACACCAGTAGGAAAATACCTAGATTCTAATGTAACATCTCCAACACTAAATGTCGAGGAAACTCCAGTTGGTTGTACAACAGCTGTACCACTAACACTTACATCCCCTACACTAAAGGTTGCCGCAACACCACTTGGTTCTACAACAGCAGAACCTGAAACAGTAACTGTTCCAAGGGACGAGGTAATAGCTAAACCAGTTGGTGAAACTACAGCCGTACCAGTGACAGTGACTGTTCCAAGGCCCATGGTCATACCAAGGCCTGTAACTGGAACCTCAGTGACTACACTAATAGTAACAGATCCTACAGAAAATGTTGCTTGAACACCACTTGGTGTAACAAGAGCTGTCCCTGTTACAGTAGCTGTACCAAGACTAAATGTGCCGGAAACACCTGTTGGTGTTAC